TGCAAAGGCACTACGCCTCCACGACTTGAGATAGTCGAACCGTAACAATTTACGTTTGCCATAAATCATCCCTCAAAGTTTGATGCCGGCCCCAAGAGCTGGTTTCATGATATTGCGGTTAATGTTGTTGATCGGTCGGCGGAGCAATCTCTTTCCAATTCTGAAAGTTATCGAAGTTCCGAAACCAGCCAGGGCCATTGGCAGAAGGTTGCTTTGAAAGTTCATACCCATTTGCGAAACTGCGAGGCCGGGTTCCTGCATCAAATCCCCTAGGGAGATTTCACCAGCTCCTACGATATTGCTTGAAAGCGTTTGAGTTCCATGCCAATTATCGGTCGTCGTAGTGACGTTAGTCGCCAAGTCGGTTTTACCCGTTATGAAGCCCAGGGGAGAAGTCCCGGCAACGCCTTCCGTTAGGATCGTTGCATAGACGTATGCCTCTAGGGCATTGATGATGCTGAAGGACTTTCTTGACCTTCGCCGCTTGCTCTTTCTGCGAGGCATACCGACCCCAGGGCGAAACCTCGCTTATGATAATTTCTAAGGCGCAAAAGTTCCATCATCACGCCTGGGGAGATCAATTGGGCCTTGCTGCATCCGTTGCGTGAGCATTTGGGCAATCGCTTGTTGAATCGGGTTAGGGGCTTCAAACGGGACGGCATTTTCACCCGTCAAAATACCCTTGATGGCTTCCGCCAGGGCTCCATCAAGCTGGGCTAGGCTAATTTTCATCTCCTGAACGATCATTCGTATTGACCAAAGCACCAGGACTGAGTTGAGAATAGTAAAACCGAGTATCGCGTGTGTAATGTCCATCTGTATCACCGACCCCGACCAGCCACATAAACTACTCTATCCTCTAAAATGTGGCTTCCTCCCACCCGCCCTACGCTTATATCCACATCTTGAACCCTCCGATGAAGCCCCCTGGCTTTCTTGAGCGGGTCTAAAGGGGAACCCCCCCACAATTGATAAGGGGATGCCTCCTGGGATGATACATGGTGACCCAACGCGCCAAAGAAATGGAATATGAAGCAAGAATGAACGGCGATAGGGGCTTTTGCTCCATCGTAGCCTTTGGAGTGCTAACCAACCGCTCCTACGCCGCTGCGGAGCGTTACATGCGCTCTAAGGGGCGGCGCAAGGGGAGAGGGCTTAGGCGGTATGAAATCAAGCACATTTTCCGCGACTTTGGAATGGTGCTTAGGAGGATCAATACGGACGTTGAATGCCCAAAGGCAAAGACCGCCTTGACCCTGGGAATTGAAGCCAAGAAAATATTCCCGACTTCAAAACTCCTGGTCTTCTATTCGGGCCATGTCGGGGCCTTCGTGAACGGCATTAATCACGATTGGACTTCAGGCCGTCGCAACCGTATTCAAGAAGTGTATGAGGTGACTTTTTCATGAAACAAATTGCCAAGTTGAAACAGTCCTGGATATGGCCCGAAGCAGTTAGAAAGCTGGCTATCGCAAAACGCGAGGGTTACACGTTGAATATCTGTGCCGGGGCTTCCGGCTTTGGTGATGTTCAAGTTGATTTAGACCCGGCAAACGCTGCCGTTCTCAAAATGGATATGCGCGACCTGGAGTTCCCCGATGAGGCGTTTGATACCGTCGTGATTGACCCCCCCTGGAAGCTGGGTTATTACCAACGGTTCAAGCCGTTCTATGAAGCCGTGAGAGTGTGCAAGATAGGCGGTAAAGTCATCTATAATGCAACTTGGATTCCCCATGCAAACAACACTGAAATTGAAGAAGTGTGGGTTCGTAGGGATTCCCATTGGGGCAACGTTTCTGTGATCACGATATTCAGAAAGACCGGCCCGACCCCGGCGGTGAAAGAATGAAGCGAATGCTTGACCTATGCGCCGGCCTGGGGGGATGGTCCGAGGCATTCATGAATGATCCTGAATGGGAGGTAATACGGATAGACAACAATCCCGACCTGGCGCACGTCGAAAACTTACGGGTCATAAACCTTCTAAATTGGGCTGATTTCGCCGATTTACTAGGTATGTTTGATTTGGTCACTTTCTCCCCTCCATGCGTCGGATTCTCAACAGCCTACAATGCGCCACGCTCACGCGCTCAACGAGCTGGTGAAGAATACGAACCCGATTTCTCAATCCTGCAGGCCGGGCTTGATTGCATCGAAGCCGTCTTGAAACCCGGCGGTCATTATGTCGTTGAGAACGTGAGCGGGGCATCAATGCTATTTCGGCCATTCCTGGGAAATCCCGTTCAACAGGTTGGGCCGTTCTTTCTTTGGGGTCGTTATCCTTACCTGGTGATGAAAAGAGGATTCAAGCATTTCAAGAGCGTTAGAGATCCTCAATTAAGAGCGTTAGTCCCGATTGAAATCAGCCTAGCATTGAAAGAGGGCATTGAAACTCAGTGGTCATTAACGAGGTTTTGCTGATGGTCAAACTCCGCTGCACCTTCTGTAAAATCGTCTTTGATTGTCCTGGATGGGAACGGGTCGCAGATGTTCAAAGCCAGGACTGTTTCATTACGCGAGCTGGCATCAAACACAAGTTAAGCGAGGTTCCAAAAAATGGCTAGAGATTACGGTTGGACGGGTGCGATTAAGCATGGCCTATGGCGCTGCAAATGCGACCATTGGAATTACTACAGAACCGCCACGCTTCGCATTGATTCATTCTGTAAGAATCAGGGTTGTGGCTATCGGGCCAGGGTTGTATTGGAGAGAGTGCCTCGCCGAGGCGGTCGCCCCCGCCAGGTGATCATTTACGAATACCCGGCATACCGACCCCCCAGGACAATCAAACAAGAACAACGGGAGCGTAACAGATACAACCGACGCAACCGAGAGATGCATGAGAGAATGGCAACGCGCGAGCTGGGCGACCGGGGAACGTTTCACACTGCGCGAGAGATTCAAGCCGCTCAAGACACTGCAGACATTGAAAGACACGGGGGAACGTTTCGATTAGAACCGCACCCTAACGGCATACGGCACCCGGTAACGGGGGATTCCAGGACTCGCTTAAATCGGAAACGGGCCAATAATGATGAAAATGACTCGTAAGTGCCGGGTTGGAGAGGCTGATTTCATTCGGGATCCTGCCCCATGAAGTTGATATTCTCCAGGCTGGCCCCGGTCAATGCGCCCCATATCTGATCCCAAATATTATGGAAACCGCCCGTCACGCTGGTGGCTCTTTCGTTATACTCCTGGCGGTATTGCTCCGTTTGCCTGTAGTCCTTCCACTGCTGCAGTAATCCCCCTGCAATATCCCCGCCAGCTCCTATGGCCGCCAGGAGAACATCATCAATGATGGTCTTCCCCGTGACGTATTCGTATAGGATCAACAGTAAAACCACTGTAGTTACATCAGAAGTGAGGTTATACACGCCCTTAGACACGTTGCGTATTGAGTAAGCAGTAACTGCTTGTTCTAATATGCGTCTTTCTGTGTCCTGGAGTTCAAAACGATACGTTATGACTTTTTCACTCGGCTTCTTAGGCATTCCCAGGCCTCACTTGAGATCCCGCATATATCCATAGACACCCGAATAGAACGCGGCGGCATTAGCGGCATTCGTTGATGCCAATACGACGGAACATGGCCCTGGAATCGTGGTGTTTCCCACCGGCATCACGGCGTTATTGTTCCACGAGCCCTGCATGGAAACGGCGTTCCCTCCCTTCGCAGGAGTTCCGAAGCAAAACATCCCCTCGCCCCCATCTATCGCCACATCATGGACGGATTGAGAAGCTGGAACAATCACCATTTGGTAATTCTCGCTAGAATCTCCGCCCCAATACGAGATGGCACTGATTACGAGTTCACGCCCTGGGTCGACTCCAAAGAAGAAGAAACCCTTAGCGGCATCCGAACCTGCAGGTATCTCCCCCAGGGCAAAGAAGGGTTCGGGGTTCATGCCCTTACCTCTTTTCGGCCCATCGGACCATTTCACGCATACGCTTCACGCCCATTAATTCACAGTCGAAAAGCAACTTGGCCGCTTTCTTGACCGCTGCCTTCTCGGAAGCAGACATTATTTTGAGTCGAGCCTTTGCCCTTTTTGAAATCGGCATTAAGCATCAGTCCTGAAGACCATACGAGTATTCAGGGCCACAGGGACGCGACACGGCGCGAAGGTTGCAGCGCAATCACCTGCAGACGCATTGAACCCAACGGAGCCGATTGGAACACCGGACCCATCCAATACATACACGGGTGATTCTAACTCCGTATCGTTTGCCCCTGCCACCGCAAACCAATGAGAGATAATACGTCCCTGGAGAGTTAAGCCCAGGGATTGACCGTCAAGGATCGATACTAATTCATGCTCACCAGCTCCGCCAGGCGTGACGCTGAAAACGTGATATTCACCGTTAGTGCAAGCGACTGTTACCGCTGCTTCCCTGTCCGTCCCGGCGTTCACCATGACTTGAATTGAATCTCCGCTGGCTATCGCCTTAGGATAAGGGAGCGGAGCGGGTAAGCCACAGTTCCCGCCCGAAGTGCCAGCGCCCCCACCTATCGGAAGTGCTGCCTTGATTTTACCTGCAGACTGAACATAAGCCCAACTGAAATCATTTTCCGCTTGAAGCCCGGCTCGAGCCAGGACATACTGCCCATGCTGTTGAGTTGCGAAGGTTCCGAAAACCTGGACGCTCCCCACGAAGTCACCATCGGTGCGTATCTCATCCTGGGCGGCCTCGGTCGTTGCTGAGTTGTGCAAAGGCACTACGCCTCCACGACTTGAGATAGTCGAACCGTAACAATTTACGTTTGCCATAAATCATCCCTCAAAGTTTGATGCCGGCC